GTCAAGTATTATGCAGTCAAATCTTCAAAAGTTAAAAATGATGTAATAGCATATCTTCCCCATCCGTCGAAGTAATTTGAATTTTCTATAGAAACTTTTTTTACTCCATGCTCTACCCAAGCAGGGAAAATAATCATAGAATTATTATCACACTTTAATTCATAATCGTATTTTGGGAAATATAACTCACCACCTTCAAATTTTTTAGGTTCTTTATAAAAATAAGAAAATGCTAAAAAATGAAATCTTTTATCTGTATGTGGTTTATAATATTCGTCATTATGATAATATCTTACTTTAGTAAAATCGCTGGTTATCATATCTGCAGTATTGCAACAATCATGTATTTGTGAAAATATATTTAATACTCCACAATTAAACAATTTTCTATTTACAGTTAAAATATTCGATATATTTCTATAACTAATAGTTTTATTAATGTCAGTATAAAGAGCATCTAGTGAAAGTGCTTTAGAGTTTGTTGATCCTACAACTCCTGCATAATGTTCTGCAGTCAATAACTTATTTGGTTTTGTATAATAATTTAATTCTTCCCATATAAGATTTAATTCATCATTATTATAAAAATTATCTACAATTAAATGTGGAAATGGAGAATTAAAAATATTGCAGTTTAAATTTTCTTCAGTCATAATATAATTAAAATGTTTATATTATGTATTACAGCACTCCTTGTCCTGCACCAGTCCCCCCAACGAAATTACTTCCGCTATTACTAACACCTGGTATACCAATTCCACCGTCACTAACTATTGAAAAACCACATAATCCTCCAAATCCTCCATCGGATTCACCACTGTTGTTGCTTCCAGTCGCATTACCGTCCCCACCTCTTCCTCCACTACTACTATTACCTGTTCCTCCTGGATCTCCACCATTACTATCTCCTGCTTGTCCACCACTAATTCCTGCTCCACCTCCACCACCAGATCCTCCTCTCGCTTCACTAGCATTATTAGATCCGCCACCACCTTTTCCTCCTGCGAAAGGAAACAATGCACTGCCATTACTACCAATACCTCCTTCAGACTGATTACTTCTTCTTCTTATACCTCCTCCCGCACCTGCAGGAATTCCTGCTCCACCTCCTCCTCCTCCACCACCAGCTCTCCTAATTTCAGAGGAATCTTCTCTAGATCCACCACCACCACCACCACCGCCACCACCGGCAATAAGATTAGAACCAAATAAATTTATAGCACTTACAGGAACTTGCAATCCTAAAGCACTAGTTCCATTTGCACCATTATTACCATTTGTACTCTCAGTACCACCTTGACCTCCATTTCCTCCAGCACCCACTATACTAGAACTAACAATATTAAGTGTTATTGATGCTCCATTTAAGATATAATTATTTCCTCCATACCATACACCTGTAGTATTAGTTCTTAAAGCAGAAACTCTTCGATCTCCACTTTGAGATGAACCAATATTGATATTGTACACATACACAATATTTTTTGCTGTTGATCTTACGAAGGAGTTAAGACCTCGAAGACCTCCGACAGCAATCTGAGCATTAGGATCGATGGCATACCGAACTGTAGTCCCTCCACCACCATTAATAACTTGAACGGTATTTAATTGCTTTCCTCGAAACTGACTAAATGCAATTGGTACATTGCCAGTAGGTATACCAGTATCAAAAGGTAAATCAAATACTCCACCGGCACTATATGCGTTTCTATACTGACCAATTCTGGTTCCACCCGAAGAACCGGAACCAAATTCATTTTGAATTTGTCCTAAAGATATTTGACCGGTTGCTGGTAAAGGAGGCATTTTTAACTACTCGTAATGGTTTCCCAAGTTGATCCTGTATAAACTTGAAGTTTATTGTCTGTAATATTATAAATCATAGCACCTGTTATAGTACCTGCAATACCGTTTCTATTAGAAGTTGATACTTTTGGAGGAACTAGATATGTGTGTGTTGTTACTCCTAATGTACCAGCATCTGCAAAATCTACGGCACATCTCATCGATGTAGTGCCTATACCGACACCAGAGAAAAGAGCCTGTTTTGTGGTACAATTTACTCCGATATCCAACCCATAACTAATAGTTGTTTGTATTCCAATTGATCCACTAGAATTTACAAAAAATCTACTAGTTTCATTATTTGCAGTAATAACATCTTCAAGATCGGTACGAACTACATTGCCACCACCAATAACAACATTTTCAGATTTTGATGTAGACCCTATAGAAACTTCATTAAATGTAGAAATTCCTGTCTGGATAAACACATTAGCATTTACTCTTGGTTCAGAAACATCAAGAATTACATCAAAAGAAGAATTTTGAACATCTCCAATTAAAGTTGCTGTTATATTAGATCCAGCAGAAAAACTAAGTGATCCGCCAATAGTTACATCTTGATCAAAATGTGCGTTACCTGTAAATGTAGAAATCCCTTGAACATTTAATTTATGTGTAGGATTAGTAATACCTACACCTAAATTTCCTTCATTAGTCAAAGACATTAATCTGGTGGAACCACCTCTATGCCAGTGGAAGGATACAATATCCGAACTTAAAGTTCCTGACTCAAGATAAAAATTAACATTACCCTGACCGAAATTCATAAAATCTAATGAATTCTCTGTGCTATATGGATATATTCCTGATGTATTTCCATATTTAACCATACCAGAAGTATCATCATTAAGATTTCTACCAACTCTTAATGATGATGCATCAGTATCACTTCCTACATATATTTCTGCTGCTCCGGATTGTTGGATATGTAGTGCATCAGTTGGAGAATCAGTTCCTATTCCTACACTTGTAAATTGTGGAGTGGTGGGAAGTCTATCATTATTAATAGTTCCTGTAGTAATATTAGCAGCATCAGATAAGTTATTAGCAGTAGTAGCAGTTCCGGTTACATTACCAATAAAAGTAGTTGCCGTTATAATACCGGCAGACATTGTAATTGCTGTTCCGACTTTAAGTTCAGTAAAAGAAGAAATTCCACTAGTAGCACTTACAATTCCAGTTAAGTTTCCATTAAAACTAGTTGCCGTTATAATACCGGCAGACATCGTAATTGCTGTTCCGACTTTAAGTTCAGTAAAAGTAGAAACACCAGAACTAGCATTAATATTTGATGTAATTAAATCTGGTAATCTAGCATTAACAATAGTTCCCGTTAGATCAGTAGAATTTAATGCTCCATTAAAACTAGTTGCCGTTATAATACCGGCAGACATCGTAATTGCTGTTCCGACTTTAAGTTCGGTAAAAGTAGAAATTCCACTATTTACATTACCGGAAAAAGTAGTTGCCGTTATAACACCAGTAACATCAACATTACCAATTACAGAAAGTTCAGGGTCTGAAGCACCAGGACTTGTTGTAGTATTGATACCAATCTTTGAGGTTGTATGAAGACCTACTCCACCATTATCAGTAATAAATGTAGTTCTTGCAAATCCAATTAAATTATCAACAGTCTCTCCATTTGCCAGTTTAAGTGTTGCTGCCGTAAGAGCACCACCAACATTTATTCCATTCGCAACATCTATACTACTTGCGGTTAATACTCCAACCGTCGTTACACCAATTACTTCAGCATTTTGAGTTACATATAAATCTCGTGTTGTGGTTAATCCAGTAGTTCTCGTATCCCCATAAACATTTAACAAATAATTTTGTGGGACGGAAGTTCCAATTCCCACAAGACCATTTGCATTAATTACAAAATTGTCATTATCAACTTGAAGACCAGACCTAAAATTAAATGACTTCCTAATATTTGCCATTATTGCAACTTTTAGAGTTATTTATCTTCCAATCTCTGTTCAAGCTTTTCAACCTTATCAGAGAGTTCCTTGATTGCCTCAATTAGAAGTGGGACAACCTTATCATATTGAACTGTTATGTATTTATCATCAACTGGTGCTGGATGAACTACTTCAGGAAGAACTTTCTGAACTTCCTGTGCGGATACACCAGCATAAGTAATATCCGGATTAAATCCAAGTTTTTCACCAATCTCATTAAACTTATATGTAAATCCATTTAATGAATTGACCTTAAAGAGTGCATCTGTTATTGGAGAAATATTGGTTTTTAATCTCTCATCAGAAGCAAATGCAATAATGTCACCCGTGACCGAAAGGTTGCCAGTAGGTCCAAGATCCATCCTCTTTGTAAAAGTAGATCCATCATGTGTCCACCAAACATGGTTCTGTCCCTCTTGCTGATATAAGCAACCAACTCCTCCGGTAAAATTCCAAGATGCAGTATCTCCACTATACCAAGCATTAGTTGCAAGATGTGCTAAAGAACTCGTAAAAGTGCCAGAAGATACATATGCATTTCCAACATTTATATACGAATCTTGACTTACTTCGAAATTTCCACCAGTAAGTGATAAAATATTATCTCCAAAATTCTCTAATCTAACATTGAAATCTTCAGTTCCTCTCTTAAAGTCAATATATGCTCCAGTATCCCTTTGCAATTCTATGCTACCACTATCAAATCCCAACAATACACTACCACTGGTTCTTGAGTTAATAAGAACAGAACCATTCAAAGTTTGACTATCAGTTCTTTCATTTCCGAGTGTAGTATTACCAGTAACACCTAAAGTGCCTGTAACTGTAGTATTGCCAGTAACATCTAAAGTGCCTGTAACTGTAGTATTAGCAGGGATAGAAACCGTACCAGTACCATCAGGATCGATAGTGATACTTCCATTAGTATCAACTACACCAATAGTATTACCATCAATCCTTATATTGTCAATTTCTGCTCTTCCATTGACATCTAGAATTCCAGTAACATTTGTATTTGTTTGAATAGCAACTGAACTTCCTGCAAAGGCATTAATATTCAAATTACCACTTGTTGAAGTTAGTTCATTAGTAGTGCCATTAAGAGTAACATTACCGACTGTGGCATTTGCTGCAGTAATTGTTTTACCAATACCAACACCACCAGTAACTACAAGTGCTCCAGAAGTGGTTCCTGTAGAATCAGTTTCATTAGCAATTTTTACTTGAGCATTTGCTTTAATTTTTTCATCAAAAGTAACGGGTCCGCCAAACTGAGAAAGAACCTGTCCAGAATCTCCGCCTTCTACAACTAATCTTTCTTTAATTGTAACTTCATCAAATACTGCACTTAATCTCGATGGGTCTTCACCAGTCACAGTTGGCACTGGAATATCAAAATTAGTTTCTTCACCAGTTGCAGATGATTTCTTCTGGTTTCCAATATAGAAATCACCTTTGTTATTCATACCAGTATAAACAACGAGACCAGCACCCCTTTCCTGTGCCTGTGACAAGAACTCTTCCCTTTCTGTGAGTGTTCTGTCCTGAACTTGCGGAAGACCCGTAGAATAGTTTCCAGGACCATATCCAAGATACTCAAATGTATGACCAGAAGCACGAATAATTGATGGTCTATGGAACTCAATTGAAGGAACTTTAACTTTTCTAATTGTTGAGTTCTCGACATGTATTGCAGGTGAAGTAGCCAGTGCTCCACGAATCACGGTAATTTGATCTGCAGGAGTTCCACTCAGAGAATCACTTGCAATTCTCATAATTTCATTATCAATCTGAATGTAAGAACCTAATGGGAACCTTGTCATAGTTCCGGCAATACCAGGACTACTTACAGAGAATGATGTTGTTGTTGAATTGGCATTAATACCACCAGATTCAGAAAGAGTTAATGTTTCTCCATCAAAAATAGTAATTGCTCTTTGATCAAGATTTTCATTCGTCTTATCAGAAACACCTGCATTTGATGATAGTCCGTGCTTTAAGATATATCCATTAGTAAGAGTAGATACCTCAGATTCTGTATCGAAAGTAAATGTATCGTAATCTACAACTCCTGCAACTATAAAATCACCTTTATTTGCATTAGAACTGTTAATAATTCTAAACTTATTACCAGGTGCTAGTCCATGAGCAGCATTAGTATTGATTGTTTGAATTGCATTAGAAAAACTACTTGAAGATATTTGAACAGAAGGTGCAGTCACAAATGCATAATTATCTGATGTAATTACCGGATCCCCAGTTGTTCTTGCAATCGAAATACTATCTCTACCAGTGACACTAGCAATACGATGATAAGTATCAGTTCCTGTTCCAATACCAGTAAACTGAACTACATCTCCAATATGAGATGAAATACCAGCAGAAGTGACTGTAAATGTATTAGGAGTTCCTGCTCCAATTACACGAGTATCCAAATAATATGTTGCTGTTGCTGCAGAATAATTAGAACCACCGTTCATAATTTCTACGGAATCTATACTTTGTCCAGGTGCAACAACAACTTTTGCAGTTGCACCCTGCCAAGCACTATCAAAAGCACTTCCACTATTAATTGGATCTGGTATTGTGGAAATTTTTACATTATAATAAGTTCCTGGAGTAAAGTTTGCAGTTGCACCAAGACTTCCAGTTACAATACTATTAAAGTTATGATTTCTATCAAATTCGATAATTGGTAATGTTGGTGTTGTATTATCAACTGATTTTATATTAAGACCAATACCGAGTGATGTTAGTAATAAGTCGGCACTTTCTCTTGTAATACTCTTCTTAAGGTCATCTGTCTGAACTTCTCCGATTGGAGACCTTAAGGCATAAGTTTTTGCAGAATTTGGGTCGTCGTTAGGATTATCTCTATCAAGTTGTGGATATAAATCAGTTACATTCTGACTATACTCAAGATTTGTAAATTCATTCTGAATTGCATTATTAGAATTCAGTGTATAAATGTGATAAACACCATTTGAATCTCCATCACTATATTCAGAGATTATCTCGTTCCTATAAACATAAAGATTTGACTGTAGGTCAGTTCTCTCAAATCTTGGAAGTGATGTTGTTCTTTCATTTACATTATTTGTAAATGTTCCTGGAGTTAATGTTGTTGTATATGTGAATTCTAAATCATTTGTAGAAACACTGGCGACATTATATGTTCCATTATATCCCTTATCAATTAATCCAGTCGTGTTTGTAGAATCAGTTACATTCTTAATCGTGACTGAATCTCCAACTTTTAAATTGTGGGGTAATTCTGAGACAACAGTTACAGTGTTTGAAACTCTAGAACAAGTATTAATAAAACTTGGATTACGATTCCAATTGTAATTTGTATTGTTAATAGTTTCTCTACTTGTATCAGCAGTTCCTACATATCCAGTTGTGCTAGATTCTTGAATAACAAATCCTGCTTCTGGAGTCTTTGCATTTATAAGTTGACTTGGAACTACAACTCTAACTTTATAAATCTTCTCATCTAAACTTCTAGTATCTGCAATTCTCTTGATGATGGTTGGTTCTGATGCACCAGTTCCAGAAAGTTGTCCAGTAATAGTATTATTAGATACTTTAATATACCATTGACTTCCATCCCACTGAACTGGATGTCCGGCATCACCAGATTGTTTATCAGAAACTCTCGTAATAATTTTTAGATTTGTTCCACCATATACTGTAATTGGTTGATCGGCATCTGCTTCTGCTTTTGATGCGGCAAGTTTAACAGTCGTATTATTTGGTGCAATTGCATAATAAACTGTGTTAGTTCTTAAATTTTCTGGTAGATCTCCATCATCACTGATAATGATAACCTTTTCACCTGTTGTTAAACTATGAGTCCCTATCGTGAATATATTTGACGAAGGTCCAGAAGTTACCGGATATTCTTTAAATGATGAAGAATCATCCGACATTAAAATATCTGCCGAATATTCTGTTCCTCCAACAGTAAGGAAAAGTTTATCATTTACTTTTGCACCAACACGATAACCTTGTGTAAGAATTGGTGGTTTTATATTCTCATCATTAAATCCAAAGAGATATAGTTTTGTATTATCTGATGTTTTTGAGTTATCAAGAGTCAACCAATCAATATCTTCTTCAATTGAATGTAATGCTCTTGGTGGAATAATATGAGTGATAAATGCCTTATTATCCTTCTCAAATGCTTCTTTCTTAAATCCTTCAGAGATTAGTGATAATTGACCAAAGTTGGAGTTTGAGTTGGTTACAGAGGCATCTCCACCACTCTGTGCTTCAAAATGTTTGTTATATCCAATCGCAAACACAGAAACAATCTGAACAATTGCATCATTCGTAATCTTAATGTGAGATTGTTCCCATCCTTTTCTATAAATTGCTTCAGAATCTAAATGATATACAGTTCCGGATGATGAAGATTTTGAAGATAGATCTGAACCAGTTTGTGTTGTTCCTGCAGAGTAAAATGTATTTTCATATTGTCTGGATGATGGAATATATTTTACAAATGCTCTATCATCTTTTTGAAGACTAACTCCAGTAAATTGAGCCACGACCATACTACGGAATCCAGTTGCCTTAGATCCGTCTGTATGCATTCCATTCATACCCCATACAGAACGCATTGAGATATTAAAGATATAAGGAGAAGCTCCAGAAACTGTATCAGTTTCAATTGTAACTGTTGCTGGTGGATTACTATCAACAATACCTGTAGGACTAATAAGTGCCGGATCAGATGATATAGTATAGAAAAAGATATTATCACTAATAGTACTAACTTCAGTAACTCTGGTTGAAATATTATACTGAGCACTATTAGGACCTGCTACTCCATCAATATTAATTGGTGTTCCTACATCTAATCCATGAGGACCTTGTGTTGTAACAGTAATTCTTCTTGTTGGAGTTAGACCATCACCTGATATAATTGATGTGATTGTAATAGGATCTGATGCAAATGCACCTACAATCTCAAACTCTGGTCTTACTGAAGTAAATCCTTCTTTATTTCCGGGAAATACATCAGTAGAGTCAACTTCTCTACCTGACCCACTAGCATATGCTTGTGATAGTTTTGCATAATACATTGCAAGGTCTGTTACACCTTGAGTACCAACTTCATTTACACCATCAGCATATTCAAATACCGTAAGTTTATGGTGTGAAAAAGTTGGACTTGATTTAAGTTCAAAATTATTATGTTGTGTATAAACAGTTCCGAACTCATCCCCATCAAAAATAGAGAACTGCCAGAGATAACATGCCCCAGTAATTCTAAAGATTGCCGAATATGGAACTGCATCATCAGTTGGATTCGGAACATAAAGAGGGCGTATTTTGGTCTTTCTTAAGTCAAGACCAACAATTGAAGTTCCGCGAGGGACAATTACACCACCATTTACACTATTAAACTTATAAAGATCGTTATCTTTTTGAGTTAAGTCGAAAACAGAATCTAATGTTAATGGTAAAGGTCTTAATGGTGAACCATCGGCAGATGTAATATTTGCTGGATTACTATTATCAATGGAATAACCTGGACGATTATCAACTACATGATTACCAGGCATCAAGAGAATTGTAGTCTTCTCTGTCTCGTCGTTATTATTTCCCTTTACATACGAAAATCTTGCAGACTCAATTAATGCTCTCTGAATTGTTTTAAACGGTCGAGCAAGTGAGTTTCCTTGGTTACTAATACTATCAGTCGAATCTAAATCTGATGGACTTACATATAATATACGACCCTCAGTGTTCTTAATAATAGAATCTAATTTATTCAGAGGCATTGTATTACTGCGTCTATGCTATTTCTATAATTTATTTATCTCAGTAAATCCTCTTCTCCATTATAGAAACTTTGTATCTCTTCTGGTAAGTTTTCGGGATTTAATATCTCAATATCATCAAAGCAAGGATGACAATTTTCTAATATCAAATAATTGGAACCTTTGTAAATATCTTCTACCGAATAATCTTTATTACTGTATGCTTCTCTTACTATTTCCCGGTCATACAAATACCCTACAGGTAAATCATCAAATGTAAATGGGACATCATTCAAGAAGAACATTTTGACTATTACCTTATAGTCATTATACCAACACTTCTTTGTGGTTACTTCATAAGACATAATATTATTCTTTCTTTTATTTATTTTCAGTCTCAGCAACTCTTGCTTCTAAAGAACTTAAGTATGCATCTTGTGCTTGTTGTTCTCTTGCTTCTCTTTCTGCTTCTCTTTCTGCTTGTTTTCTTGCTTTTCTTTGTTGACGTTCTTCTCTTCTTCTTTGCACCAGTTGTTCTTGTTCTTGATTTCTTGCTTCTTGCTCTGCTTCTTGTTTTTCTCTTCTTTCTTCAGAATCTTTAGCATATTCTTCGGAATCTCGTGCTAAATTATCCTGATAATTTTGAACATATTCTTTTTGTTTATTTGCAAGGTCAGCACGTCTTTGTGCCATATCTTCTGAAAATTGCTGAAAATATTTCATAGTCTTTTTGACTATTTATTTCTTTGTTTGGCAAACTCTTCCTTTTCTAAATCCTTCTGGTATTGGATCACCTTTTGGTATTCTGCGTGATCCTTCTTTAGTTCCATCAGTAATCCACATTTTACCATACATAGAGTTTTTCTTACCTTGTTGGTGACCTATTCTTTTTAAAGTATCCAATTTCTTCTGACGTGCCTCTTTTGATAGTGCCGCAGTCATTGCCTTTTTCTGTGTTTTACGGCAATTCTCCGCCATTCTTTCTCTACACTCTGGGTCGTTCCATCTTTCTTTCATCCTTCTACTGAATGCCGCCCTATACTCTGGGTCGTTCTTCATTTTTTCCTTGAAGACTTCTCTGGCTCTATCACCACCTAAAAGTTGTGCTTGATATTGTGCTTCATCAAAAGAAATCTGACCACTTAAAGCACACCACGCTATTTTATCTTCTTTATTACCCCATAACTGATAGTTGCAAAAGTGAAACATTGCGTGCCTCTTTATTGATACTCTTACCAAGTTTTCTGGTGCATCATTACCTCCCATATATCTGGGTTTCAAGTGATGCATATGATATTGCATAGTAGTTCAACTCCCTACTATTATTTATAGGGAGTTGAACTACTATGTTGTAAATCTTAATATGGGCGACTGGACTCGAACCAGCACTGATGGAGGCTTAAACTCCATGTCTCTTCCAATTGGACTACGCCCACAAGACATTACACTTATCCGTATGCTATGTGGGCATCACACCCAGTATACTGACAGTTTGTAATGGAGTAAGACACAATTTCCGTTGTGAATATTCAAGGGGGTTTATCCTCACCAACAGGGTTTCGGTATATCCGAACCGATGAGCACCTTGATTGGAACGTCTCAAGTTCCTAATGCCCGTTGTCGGTTACGATCCGACCTTCTATCTGTTATGAGCAGATCGCCTTCACCAGAGGGCCAAACGGGCAAGGAAAGAGTTTATAAAACTCCCCTGACTACCAAGTCTCACGAGCAGATGATGAACTACTGTGCTTCGTTATTTTGCTCAGTGTGTATTCGTATTAGTTCATCATCGGCAGGCATCATTACTGCTGCCTTACCATCTTCTCTTACAATACCTATGGTTTCACCGTTTTCGACTCTTTTTAGGAGTTCGTCAAAATTGTCTTCCCATTCTTTCAGAGTAAAAACTTCCATTTACACCTCCAGTGGTTCTGCATAAACCAAAGCATCTTCAGGGCAATTATTACGGATGACCTTAAGAACATTCATGAACTGGTCTACAGTATCACAAACAACTTCTTTGGTGTCTCCTTCACTAGAATAGATGTAGAATGTGCGTTTGATAGGGTCTACAACACATCGTGTGAGAAACTCGTCTTGCATCTTGCCTTGGTTGCTTACCTTGTTATTATAAGGCATTTGAGTGCTGGTGTCAACTGTGCCGGTTTGGGAAGTGTCCTCTTTATCCAAATGTAAACCACCCAGTAAGAATGTATTTTGGTATATCTCCATGAACAACATTTCCTCTATGAGTATGAGTATAAGATGCAGGAAATAAGATTGCGGTATTTTCTTGAGGAGGTATTCTTTCTCTTTGATATAATAATTCAGTTTCTCCTGCAGATTCTATTGTATTCAAATACATAATATAAGTAAAAACTCTATATGGTTCTGTATATGAGTGTTCAAAATGCCATACATGATATCCTCCTCCGGGATTTGTTTTCTGCATCTTATACATAGAACAATTTAAATTCACATTCTGTAAGATAGAATATTCTGTAGTATATAAATCAAAGCAATTTTGGAGGGCATTACTAATAATATCAAAACTATATGTATCATTAAAATCTCCAATCTGAGATCTATGATTTGTATAATCTATGAAAGTATACTGATCTTCTTTATTAATTTTAGATGCTTTTTCATCATCCTGCCTATTACAAACTCTTCCGTAAGAACAGAGAGTATCAAATTCAGTTATTAAATGTGAACAAAACCCCTGAGGAAAAATGTTTTGGTAAAATCCAATATGATTATGATATCTTTCTGTTATTTGCATGATTTCATTCCTAGATATGGTCTACCGTCATAAATGCTTTCTTTGTATTCACCGTTCTTATCGACAAAATGAATAAAAGAT